CTGAAAGATCGAATTTTTGTTCCTCTTGAAGTTCGGACTTGGAAGCAATCGGAAATTCACTATTGTAAATTTCCATTGCCTTTTGATAATCATCAGCTAACTCATCGGAGAAGTCTTCCGCATAAAACATAGAAGCATCGATACCCAAATTTTTGGGCGTCAATGATGTCTTTAGTTTCCTTGCGAAATCATCCTTCGAAAAGGGAGTTGCTTGATAATTAAAATTCAGTACTGGTGGTTCCATGGATGGAGGGATATCATAAAGCGTAAAGCTCATGATCACCTCCTTTTCACTTGGATCACTAATACCGACAAGTCCTTTCAGAATGTGTTCTTTGAAATCTTGATAAGTAAAGGAAATTCCATCAATCAGGTTTTGGAAAAAGGATTTATAAATAAATTCCTGGATCCTGTCATTTTGACAAGCCTTTTTGATTGGAATCTGATATGTGTGAATGAACGGAAGCGGTACGTAGTCCTCAAGGTCTTTAGTGAAAAAATATTCACGTAAAGGACCAGAATTGAGTAGACGCGCCTTTGTCCCAGCCAAATGATTCATTTTCAGAAATTCTTCATGAAATTCTTGTAATTGAACCGGCTCTAGACATTGTTCTTCCTGCAATCTTAACATTTTATCAGATATTCCTTTCTTAGAGTAATATGGAACGGATAGGTGATTCTTTTGGGGTTTGATTTTTTCAAAGAAGTCTCTCATATATATGAGCTTATAAAGCTCTGGATTTTTGAGATTCTTCATGAAATTCTTATCCCAATTGAGGCCAAGACCACCATGAGAGTAGGGAACCCCTACTCCTCTAATGGTTTGCTGCAATTTCTGTCTATTGACATTGACAAAGAGGTTATTCACCTCATTAGTCTCTGTCTCCGACATATGAATTTGCAAGTCTCTCAATGTTTCACCGAGAACTCGCGTTCTCCGATCCAATACAGACTGTTTACCACTATTTGCAACATTTCCATCAATGATCATCTGTGAATTGACTGTTCCATAACGGGAATGAATATAATTCTTCCCCAAGGACAGCTCTAAACCCACAGAAGAAACAACTTCTTTCCACTTATTATAAGTTTGACGACTTCCTCTCATGAGGATATCATCTCCGTTAATTAAGTATTTATTACGTGATATTCCTGAAATCATTTCAGTGCAATCATTTAATAAACAAAGAAGATGGAATGAAAGAAGAGAACCCATCAACTGTCCATTCGTCTGAAGAACTGGTTCTAGACCAGAAGATTCAGGATAGACTAAAAGATGGGGACTCAACTCTTTCATTGCCCAACGTTTCGTTGGCATATGATCGATTGATTCAAGGATTCCCATCATCAAGGCTTTTGAAGCCTCTAAGGGAATCGAATCAGTTGCAGCTGTATAGTCTCCGCTAATCCAGACATCACCCTCATCGCTGAGAGAGTGAATGCGCTCAATTTCAGTTTCCAAACGGTTTGTACCGTGAGTTAACTTAAACTGAGGCTCATCATCCAAAGCTTTCCACATTGCATCCTGTAAAGGTTTCAAACAGAAAGTTTCTCCAATCCCAGCAGTGATAATTCGAACTTTTAAAGGTTCAATTATCGGCGCAATCCTTACAGGAAGCGCATGCTCGGGTGGATAAGATGAAAAGTCGAGATAGCAATTTACATAAGAATCTTGATCGGGAATTAACCCCGTTCCTTCAAGTTTTTCAGGTAAATCATGACTATGCAACCATTCAAGGTAATCAGAATGTGTATTTACTCCTCTCAAGATCGTCTGACGCCATTGCCAACTCATTGCATTTTCGTGGATCGACCATCTCTTTTTGACAATTGGTTTAAAATCAAAAGTCATCAAATCGATGGGTTCCCAAAATTCTGAGTTGTTTTTGTTTCCTTTTAAGTGTGATTTAGCCGATATTCCATGAACTGGAACCCTTTCTTGGGGATCCTTATTATGGAAAAGGAATTCGTCTCGTTTTTTGAATTCGATGACATTTTCCTTCAATCGGTAAATTAGACCTTCTTCAGTGAAGATAGGGAAATGAGCTCTTCTCCAGAACGAATTTTGTTCGATAATAGGACACCCTTTGGTGCTACCTATAGATCCTCCAAATGGAAGATTCGTCGTACAAATAATGATCTGGGAACTGAACTTCATTCCCTTTTCTTCTAATGAAGCCATGGGTAGGACATATGGAACAGTTGAAACCAATGTTTGAAATTCTCGAATATCGTCTCCTAGAGTCGATTGTCCGAGATCATCCATTATGGTTATCGGTTGTCCATTATATCCATCCCAATGGTCTACACTACATGTCCTTTGGTAAACTAAATCCTTTGGTGAAACCCCAGGAAAAAGCGAAGATAAACCAAATACAATTTGATTTATTCTTGAACTTTTTCCAGATCCGGGTTGACCACAAAGCATAATGACAAACGGTTCGGGACGATCATCAGGATCGAACCTAGTATGTTTATCATTTTTTAGAATACCTTTGTGAACAAGATCTCCTTTCACTCCACCACTTTTTCTCGGAAAATGACACGTTGCCTTACCAGTTGGTAAGAATCCCTTTTGGGGATTATAGTATCTTTTCACGAGTTTTCCAAATTTTCTTCCACGGTCTGTAAGGACCTGAAGAATTTCTGGTGTCAGTGGTTCACGGGGTGTCGTTAACGTTTTTTTATGTTTTTCAAGAGCTTCTTGAATGAAACTCTCCGGTACCTCTTCACAGAGGCATTTGGATTGAAGAACAGAAAAAACAAAACGTGAGAGTTCGTCATCCGATAGAGTCGACTTGATCTTCTCCCAATAAACTTGGGGGAAAATATCAAAGTAGTCTCCTTCGGGTAACTCATCTTGTTTAAAGACAGTGGAAACAAGCCTACATAGCGAATTTTTAAAGAGTTTGATAATTTCTTTCTCTTTAGAATCATTATATCTCTTTTTCTTTAATTGTGTCATCATGTGCCTGAACAAATTTGTATACAGGTTTTGATTCGACTTTATAAAAGACTTCCGATCAAACCGTTGGGGAACGGTGATCTCAGAGATTTTATGCATTCGCATTGTAAGCGCAATAGCGTTAGTCAAACTAAGAACATGATAAATCACTCTAGGGTTTTGAAACCTCAGAGGATATTTATCAATAGAATCATGTAAGATGTTATTAGCATTACAGAACTCCCATAAATTGAAATCGGGAATTTTGTTAAGCTTTTGAAATAACTTTCTTACATTTACGCACGGGTGTCCCAGAATCTTCTTTTCCATAGCAATCTTGTTCATAAGAACGTATTGCCCGCATGGAATCTTGACAAGGTTGTAATTTTTATTACCTTTCAAGCTCAGAAGAGACAAGAGGACAGGGTCAGTCAAAGTTCGTCCAGAGTAGTAAGATACCCGCAAAAAGCGAGTTTCGAAACACTCGACGTCCTTCATAAGCAAACTTTTTTTCAATCCATTGCCGGTTTCCGCCGGCCCGGTTGAACATTCTTTTTCGGGATGTTCTACCTGTGTGGAATTGTTTGAAGTTGTC